TCAGGGCCGGGTGCGGCCCTTTTTGTTGGGGGGTTCGATGCCAGGGAGGGGGGCCTGGCGGCGGGCGACTTCTTCTCGGCGCATGTCGTCGATGATCTGGCGGGCGCGCATTTCGGTGACGCCGTAGGCGACGGCGAGCTCGGCGAAGTTGTGGCCTTTGTAGTCTTCCCACATGCGACGGTAGATGAGCCGCTTGTCGAAGCTGCTGCCCTTGGGGACGTACTTCTGGTCGCGACCGTCGGCGTCGCGGTGGAAGCGTCGGACGATGGCGGTGGTTAGGGTGTGGATGGCGTGGCCGTCGAGCGTTTCATCGCGCTGGGCGATGGTCCAGGCGGTCCATTCGGTGACGTAGGCGATCAGGTCGATGGCGCTGCCGTAGCGGTTGAAGACGACTTCCGGCGGCCGGTCGGGGCGCGGGATGTCGGCGTGGTCGCCGAAGAGGTCGGCATGGTCGGGTTCTTCGCGGTAGGCGGGGAACCTCAGCAGGTTTCCGCCGAGTTTCCGGCGCGGGCCTTCGGATATCTGGAATGCGAGCTCGGCGGCGTCGGGGTAGCTGCCCGCCAGTTCGCGCTCGGCGGCGACGGCGAGGCAGCGGAACAGATCCGGGTAGTCCTCGAGGAGGTACGGGCGCTCAGCGGACACCTTGGACGGGCTCATTTTTCGCGCTTCCAACGGGGGCGGGTGCTTGGAGGCGCGGTGCGATGGCTTCGTCCAAGCGGACGCCGAAGCGGCGCAGCTGATGGACGATGGCGATGTATGCATCGTGCCAGGCGTCGTACCCCTGGCTCTTGATGGCCTTTTCGTAGGCGTGCTGTGCGGGTCGGATGGTTCTGAATCCGGTGGCGCAGAGGGCTTTCCACAGGGCGTTGACGCGCTCCTTGAGGATGCGCATGGCCCATTTCTTCAGGGACTCGATGACGCGCTCGCACTGGAGGCTGTTGAGCCAGTGGAGGTCATCGACGCCGGTCTGGCGTTTGACGTAGGCGGCCAGGGCAGCTTCGGACGGGTTGTTGACCAGACCGATCTCGTAGAGGAAGAGCCACAGGGCGCGAATCTTCGTGCTCTCCGGGTCGTTGGCCTGGCGGCGCTGGCTCCCTGAGCCGACGGGGGCCTTGGGCTTGAATCCGCGCTTCTTGAGGTGGTGCATGAGCTTTCCGAGCTGCTGGTCAGTGAGGTCCTTGCTGCTGGACTTGCCGGTGAGCTCGAGAAGCATGGCGCGATAGGTGTCGTCATCGAGGCCTAGGTCTTTCTTTGCGATGTGGATCTTGGCGAGTGTTTTTCGGCGGTCTTCCGGGGTCATTGCTTTCTCCTATTCGCACAGCCCGAACGCAGAAGAGCACGCCGTCGGCTCGTCGATATCTGCTAGCAGATCGAATTGCCGGCCGCCGCGCGTCGTCTTAGCCCACTCGACTGCAGCCTCAATGCCATTCGATCCGTTCTTCTGCTTGTGCATGAAGGTGGCATGAGATCCGGGCCGCGTGACGCTCTGCACAAGTCGCTCCCACTCGGAAATGCGGGAAATGTGCTCCGGGAACCGGCGCGCAATTTCGCGCAATTCGACTTTTCCGCAGTTGATACACGGCATGCAGCCGACGCGCGTCATTGCTTGGGTGTAAAGCGGGTTCGGGTGAATTCCGAACGCTCGGTGGGCTTCGAATACGTCGGCCGCGCTCCATCGCAGGATGGCCCGGTAGTTGTAGAGCCCACCGCCAACATCCTCGAACGCCCGGACGCAGGCTCCGGTTCCCTGAAGTCGCGACCGGCGCGACGTGCTCTCGTCGAGTCGAATCCCCTGCCAGGACCACACCGCCTCGCCGCCGTCGATGATGTCGAGCGCGAACGCAGTCAGCGGAAGCGTTTTGAGTTGCTCGGTGCAGAACTGGCGCTTTCGCGACGGGAACCCGCCGCGCACCATGCACAGATCGAGAAACGGGTTGCCCGTGGGTTCGAGAAGATTCAGCGCATGGGCGGCCGTTGTAGGCGTCCAGTTGTACTTGAACTGCCGGGCGCCATAGACCGCGCTCTCCGTCTCTCCGGCCGCGATGCGGGCCAAGTTGGTGCGCTTGCGGACGAACTCGTCTGAGAAGTCGGCCCTGACGACGTGGACTTTGATGTCCAGCGCCATGGGCAAGTAGTCGAGCGCGTACTCGATGGTCTGCTCGTGCTCGTTACCGGTGTCGGCCATGACGGCCGTGACACGATCTCGCCCGTACTGCTCAAGCGCTAGAAGCAGTGTTGCGGTCGAATCCTTACCACCAGAAAGGCTCACTACATGACGAATCATTTCGCTACGTTCCATGTCTTTGTTGGTCCGCCCTTGAGGGCTTACGCGCCGATGGTCTGGTGCGCAGGGCGGTGCCTGTTCGCTGCGGGGCCGTGTTTCCGGCGGCAGCTGGCCGGTGAAGAGTCCGGGCGCTTACCCCCGCCCGGGCCGACACGGTGCGGCTTCTATGGGGGTCGTATTGGGTCGGATGCGATACCACCAGATGCGCTTTTCGCAGCTCGATTCGATGGCGATGCCGTTGTCGCGCAGCTCGGCAATGCAGGAGTTGACGGCCAGGACGTTGGCGCGCCGGCTGATCTCCATGGTGCTGTGGGGCCGGCCGTCCTGGAGTACGGACAGGACGCGCTGCAGCCGGTGGGATTTGTCGAGCTTGGCGGATCGCATGGGGGTCAGTGCTCCATGGGCATAGCCGATGCGACGGTGATCACGGTCTTGATCATCACCCCACCTCGCTCAGCTCGGTTTCATAGGGCAGCACGATGAATTCCTCGCGCTGGTTGATGGTGATGCCTTCGATCTGGCGCACCGGGTGGTCGGTGGGGGTGGCGAGGATGGCTTCCTTGTCGATTTCTTCCTTGGTGCGGATGAAGCGTCCGAGCAGGGCGAGGCGCAGGCGTTGGAGGACGCTTTCCGCACCGCGAACGGCGACGCTGGGCGGGGTGGTGCGCCACTGGATCTCGCCGGCGGGGAGCTTGGCGCTCTTGGTCTTGCCGTCGCGGGTGAGGTCTGCGCGGTTGGATTCGGCCCAGGCGTGGACGGCGTCGATGAGGGTGGCCTGCCGCTGGCGCAGGGGCTGGGCGGCGGCTTCGTGGCGTTCGCGCACTTCGGCGATGAGCTCGTTCATGTCCACTTCGATGCGCTTGGCCTGGCGGTCGAGGTCGCCGATCTGGCGGATCATGGCGTTGGCTTCGTCGCGGCTTTGCGGGATGGGAATCGAGAGGCGCTTGGCGCGGGTGCGCTTGCTCATTGGTTGATCTCCTTGTGGCGGGCGATGCCGCGGGGGGTGAGGCGCCAGAAGGCTTTCCTGCCGGCGCCGAGCTTTTCGATGTGCCCGGAGATACGCGCGAGCCGCATGTAGTCGCGGGCCGTCGGGGGGCCGATGTGGGCATGCTTTTCAATCGCCGTGCGCAGATCCATGTTGAGGATGTCGCGGTCGGGGATCATGCAGGCGATGACCCGATTGATCTTGTGGGTGGTGGCCGATACGGGCATCGGTCGGCAGCGGGCGAGCTGTTCGATGATGCTGTCCATGGGCGGGACCTGGTGCAGCGGGACGGGGCCGGCGTGGCGGATGGTCTGCTGGATCATCACAGCGCCATCCATGCGAGCCGGAAGACCGTGTAGATGAGCATGGTCACGATCGAACCTAATACCGCCGCAGCATCCATTTCATTGAAGAGCTCGATCTTCTCTTTGCTGCTCATGCTGGACGGACCATCTGGATAGGATTTGTACATGACGACGAGGGAAGCCACGACCGCGACGGTCCATTGGCATGCAACGAGATTTGCAAGAAAGAGCACGATGGTCATCGGGCTGTCGATTGAATACGCCCCCGCGAGCGTCAGGACGAACGGGACTTGAATGGCGATGCGCTTGAGACTCATGCGGCCACCTCGATCATCGTGGCGGGCTGGTCGATGGGGACGAGCTTGTATCCGGTGGCCGGGTTGGGGGTGGCGAGGCTGAGGCCGGCCTGGTACTGGTCGAGCATGCAGGCGGCGTCGGCCAGGAACGCGGCCATGGCCTTGGCCTCCTTGTAGCGGGTGATGTCGGTGCCGGCGGCCTTGATGGCGTTGGCTTCGAATGCATCTGCGACGCGGTGGAGCTTGTCGACCATATTGCGGGCGTCGGCGCGGTGGGTGTCGATGGGGTGCGGGTGCATGGCGGTCTCCTTACTGGGCTTCGATCCACTGGACGCGGCAGGCGCGGCCGAGCAGTTCGCCGGTGGCGCGGCGGCGGCCATCGCGTTCGGCGTGGGCGATGTAGATGGCTTCGCGCCCGTCCTGGGCGAGGCGATGGAGCGTGGGGCTGGCGTGCAGGGTGATGACCGGCATGCCGTGGCGCACTTCGACGCCTTCGATCTGGTGGCCTTCGTGGCACAGGCGCATGGTTTCGGTGACCACCTGCAGCAGCGCGTCGACGGTGATCTGGTTGGCGGGCTTGTAGGCCTTGCCGGTCGCCGGGTCGATGGGCGAGCCGATGATGCGGCACTGCATGTCGGTGAGCTTGGCCTGGGCGTCAGGGGTGAAATGCTCGAGGCAGGCGGGTTTCATCGCTTGACCCCCCGGATGATGGCGGCGTCAACCCGAGCGGCGCCGAGGCTGGCGGCCTCGTTGATGGCGGCGTTGCACAGGTTGTTGACGATGAGCGGATAGCACAGGCTGACCAGCTGGCTGCGGTCGCTGCGGCTGGGCACGGTCAACTTGGCGCGGATGGCGTCATAGGCGTCGGGCGCGAAGACTGCATCGGCCTGGGCGCTGATGCTCTCGAAGCGCTTGGCGATGTAGCCGTTGAGCTCCATGTCGATGGGCAGCACATCGAAGATTTCCAGCCGGTTGGCCACCTCACGCGCCTGGCTGCCCGCGCCGGAGAGTTTGAGCTTGAGTTCGGGCTGAGCCACCAGGACGATGGAGAGGGTGCGGCGGAAGCCGACCTTCATCTCATGGAAGCGCTTGAGCAGCTTGAGGACGCGCACCGGGATGTCGTGGCCTTCTTCGAACACCAGCACGGTGTGGCCGCCATCTTCGGCGCGTTCGGCCAGCAGCTCGTGGGCCTGGCGGCTGCGTGCTTCGATGGAGGCGCGCAGAGTGGCATCGGGGGACAGATCCTTGATGATGGCTTCGAGGATGCCGCCGCCGGTGAGGCGTTCCTTGTCGGGCACCTTGGGCTGGACGATGAGCACGGGAAGCTGATCGCGGAAAACGCGGTCTTTGAAGTCGTCCAGGATGGTGGTCTTGCCGCTACCCGACTCACCCACCAGGGCAAACATGCGGTTGTTGCGCACGGCTTCCCACAGGGATTCGGCGGCATAGCGGTAGTCGGCGCCGCGGAACACTTCGCCGGCGTTCTCGACATCGTGGGAGAACGGGTCGGAGAACAGCTTGAAGTGGCGTCTGGCTTCTTGGGTCAACATGCAGGGCTCCACGAGTTCGGCGAAGGGGTCGTAGTCGTCTCCCTTCTGTTCTTGCTTTGGGTTGCGGGGCGGGCGGCCGAGGCGCGGCGCGCCGCGGGCTTGTTCGTCCGAGTCGATTTCGAAGGCGGCGTCGGCTTCGTCGTCGGGCACGCCGATGGATTTGAGCCATGTGATCGTCTGGCGGATGATCGACTCCTTGGGGGTCTTCTTGGGCCACTCGCCATGCAGATACAGGCGGTTCATGGCCGGCTTGGAGACCGGATTTCCGTTCATCTGCAACACGGCGGCGCACAGCTCGTCGAGCAGGATGCCGCGCTCGTTGATGATGGTCTTGAGCTTGAGGGGCATGAAGTTCTCCCGGCAGCGCAGGTCGCGCGCCTCAGTGACAGGGCTCGTTTTCATGGCGGCCTCCGCTACGGGTGGAATGGGTGGAATGGGTGGTGGGTTTCATGTAGGCTGTCCTCCGTGGTTGCGAGCCATAAGGGGATTTCCCCCGGTGCGCCCCGTCGTGTTCCCGCACGGCGGGGCGTTGTGTTTTCAGTTGCAGGGGCCGTTCGGGCGCGGCCCAGTGGCGATGCGCTGGACGATGGCCGTCTTGGTCTGGTCCATGAAGTCGGTGGCGAAGCGGGCGTCGCCCATGGCGACCAGCGCCGAATGGATGACGTTGATGGCAGCACCGAGCAGAAAGGCGTCAGGACGCTCGGCGTCTTCGGCCTCTTCGCAGATCGCGGGCACCACTTCCTCGGCGCCGAAGCGCTGGCCGGCGAGGAAGTCGGGGTCGTGGGTGAGATTCATGGCATGGGCTCCGATTCAGCCTTCGTCTTCCGGATTTCTCGGAAGAACGCGCATGGCCAGTCCACGCAGCCTCGTAATCTCTCTGGTCAATGCATGCTCGACGCTTTCGATGCGGTGTCCGTCCTTGCGGTACTCATCGAGAACAACGGCAATTTCATTTGCGCGGTGGCTAAGGATCTGCTCGATCTGGATGCGATCAGCAACGGACAGGGTAGGATCAATCCAAATCGTCATTTCGCTCTCCTACGCGTTGGCCGCGCGTGCGGCGGTCGGGGTGGTCTGGATTTCGGCCAGGCGCGCGTCGAGCGCGTCGGCGGGTACTTCGGCGCCGTACTGGGCCTGCATGGCGGCGTACAGGTCGGGGGTGGCGTCGCCGGCGGCCTTGAGGCGCTTGACGGCCTGCACCAGGGGCACCGGCGCGCGCTCGCGGGCCTGGACGGCCACCGGGTGGTCGGTGCCGCGGCGGGGCATGTAGCTGGGCACCTGCACGGCGGCGGCGTCGGCAAAGGGGTCGATGGCGCCGCCGTAGGCGGACTGGCGCGCCTTGCGCGCGGCGTCGGCCTCGCGCTGGGTGGGCACGTCGTAGGCGGCCTGGTGGATCTTCTGCAGCTGGCGTTCGGCCGGCGTCATGGGCTTGGCCTTGTACTCCTCGCCCCACACGGCGCCGCTGGCGGCGAAGCCGAAGGCGTCGGTTTCCATGGGGGCGACGGTATAGGCGATGTCGTTGCCATCGTCGCCGGCCATGAGCACGTCGATGGCCGGGGCGCGGTAGGGGTTGACCACCAGGCGCACCTTCATGCGCGCCGCGATGCCGGGCACATCGGAGAGGTCGTATTCCATGGAGCCGAAGCCGGCCATGGCGTAGCTGATGTGGCCGTATTGGTCGGTGGTGCGGGTGTCTTCGCCCCCGGTGACCAGCTCGCGGCACAACTCGAGCGGAGGAGCGATGCGCAGCTGGTCCTGGCGGATCTTGAGCCAGGCGGCGTAGCGGGTCATGCGGTGGCGCGTGTGCACCTGCTGGGCGCAGTAGGCGCGGCGCACCAGGTCGGCCCGCGCGTTGAGCGCTTCCATGGTGGGCGGATACCACAGGGCCAGGCGTGACTCGAAGGCCTGCTCCCAGCGGTTGTGCCCGCCTTCGACGCCCCCCTTGGCGCGACTGTTCTTGGTGGCGTGAATGATGACGCGCACGCCGAGGCGTTCGAGCAGATTGACGGCTACCTTGGCGCGGGCGGCGGCGCCCGGGTCCATCACCAGGATGAAGGGCACGCCGTGGAAGGGCTCGGCGCCGCGCTGCTGGATGGCCTCGATGAAGAACTCGATGAAGCCCAGCGCGTTTTCGGTGCCGGCCTGGTAGCGCACGAAGAAGGCGTCGCTGGCATGGTCGGTGATGAGCCAGCGGATGCACAGGTCTTTGCTGACGCGCTCGATGGCGTTGGGCTTGTTCTTGTACACCTCGGTCTCGTCCAACCACTGGATGCCGCCGATGCCGCGGTTGGGGGCATAGAACAGCGTGCCGATGGAGCTGTCGACCTGCCACACATGGTTGGGATGCAGGCTGCGCATGGCGGTTGCGGTGTGGCCGGCGGCCAGTTGCTGCGGGTGGCAGTTGTGTTCGCGCATGGCGCGGGCCAGGGTGGTGGCCGAGACGGCCTTGATCTCGCCGGTGTCCTGGTCGGCGACGCCCACGCCGTTGGCGGCGAGGATGCGGGCGGCCTGCTTGACGCTCATGGTCTTCTTGCCGTTGGCGCGGGTGCCCAGCTTGATCAGCCCGGCCACCTTGAGCGCAACCTCCTCGGCCACCATGGTGGTGCCAGCGTCGGTGCGGCGTTTGCGGCCGGCGTCATACAGCCCGGCTGCCTTGAGCCGGGAATAGACGGTTTGCACCGAGACGCCCAGCACCTGGGCGGCGGACTGCACGATGGCGCCCCGGCCCTTGTAGGGGGCCGCGTTGAGGCGGGCGGCCACGTCCTGGAGGGCTTCGAGCGCGATGGTGTTGGGCGTTGAGCTCATGGTGTGGGGCCTAGAGTGCGATCAGGTCGATGCGGACCACCCGCCGGTCGAATGCCCGCAGGTCGCCGTTTTCGGTGGTGATCATCAGCGTGGAACCGATCTCGGCGGCGCTGTGGAACACGTAGTCGCCCACCGCCACCTGCTCGGCGGGCAGATCGGTGTCGAGCACCCGGTACAGCTGGCGGTCGTGGGTGGACAGACGCAGGCTGTGGGGGCCGTGCCCGTTGTCCTGGAGGTGGAGGCGGATTTCCATGATCAGGCGCCCATCACCTCGGCCAGGTCGTCATCGCTCATGCCGGCGGCCCAGTCGGGCACGGCCACGGCGGTGAAGTCCACCGGCATGTGGCGTTCGATGCTGATCTGGGCGATGCGCTGGAAGGCGAAGGTGAGCGTCTGGGCGGCGTGCTCTTCGGCCGCTTCGCCGCCAATGGCGCGCACCTTGCCGATGGCCAGGTCGAATTTCTGGATGAAGCCCAGCATCTCGAGCGTGGCACTGGCCAGCTCTTCGACGGCGACCGCCTCGCGTTCGGCGGCGGCGCGGGCATTCTCGCCCTCGGTGCCGTTGGTCAGGCGGTCAATGACCGCCTCCTGCTCGTCGATGCGCTTGTTTCTGCCATCGAGGAGACGCTGGGAGGTCTCCTTCTCCATCTGGCGCAGCCGTTTTTCTTCGCGCAGCTTGGCGCGCAGCTCGGTCGTGCTCATGGCGTCGATCTCGTCGAGCGTCATTCCGGCCACATCGCCTCCATCGGACAGCGCGGCGATGTCCTCGTCGTCGAGGACCAGCAGCTCGAACATCTTCGACTTGCCCAGCAGGGCGAACCGCTCGGTCTTGTCTTCGGGCAAGGACATGGCGAACTTGCGGGCCGCCTGCATGGTGCGCTGGGCGGTGCGCAGGTCCATGCCGGCGCCGGCGATCAGCTGGGCGAAATCCTCCGTGGTCTCGTGCTCGCGGATGTAGATGAGCTCGCAGCCCACCGCGAACATCGCCTCGCTGGCGGTGGCCATGAAGCCGCGCAATCGCATCAGCGCGTTCTCGCGGCTGTAGGGGGCGAGCGCGTGGCCGGTTTCGCTGATCACAGCCAGGGCGTGGGCGGTGGCGTCTTGCTGCAGGGCCGCCATGGCGGTGGCGGCCTCGGGGGTGTCCATGGGCGTGGCTTCGGCCAGGGGCGTGGTGTCGCGCGACTTGCGGCCGCGGTTGGTGGTTGCGGTCATGGGTTGCTCCTCAGTTGTAAGCGCCCTGCTGGACGCGTTCGGTCAGTCGGTGAAGCTTCTCGCTCCAGCGCGCCATCTCCATGTGATGGCCACGCTGTGGAATGGCTCTAAGAGTCATGTTCTGCTCCGTCACCGGTAGTACACGACGACAGCGCCGCTGGCTCTGTCGGTGATGATTAAGCGGGTCCAAACGTCATTGCTCAACTTCTCAACGGCAAGTGCCGCTACCTCGCCCGCGTCCTGGTCGGCAACGCCTGCGCCGTTGGCGGAGAGGATGCGCGCGGCCTGCTTGACGCTCATGGTCTTCTTACCGTTGGTGCGGGTGCCCGCCTTGAAGAGCGCGGCAACCTTGGACGCGAACGCCTCGGGGGTGTCCATGGGCGTGGCTTCGGCCAGGGGCGTGGTGTCGCGCGTCTTGCGGCCGCGGCTGGTGGTTGCGGTCATGGGTTGCTCCTCAGTTGTAAGCGCCCTGCTGGACGCGTTCGGTCAGTCGGTGAAGCTTCTCGCTCCAGCGCGCCATCTCCATGTGATGGGATTCGGCGATCTGCAGCATCAGGATTGAAAGGGCCCAGCGGCCGGTCTCGGGGTTCTTGTCCACCAGCCCCTCGGCCTGCATGAAGCGCAGCGTGTTGAGCACGGTGGAGTCGCCCTGCTTGAGGTGGCTCGCGATGTCGCGCAGCGTGAGGCCCATCAGCGTGCGGCCCTTGAGCACCTTGATGATCTCGGCCAGGCGGTGGATCTGGTTGCTGCGGTCTTTGGGCTCAGTGCTCATGGTCGAAGTCCAGTTCGGGTTGATCGTGCTTTGCGACATTGGCGCTATGCCATCCGAGTTGCTGCATCGCGCTCATGAGGGCGGTCTGCGTCTCGGCCGCGCCCAGCTCGCCCTGGTAGAAGGAGAGCAGCGCGGCAATGGCGGCGGTGGTGTCGGACTGCAGTGCGTTGATGTCCTCGGCCGAGGCGGTGCGACCCACCGGCATGGGAATGACCAGCTTGCCGGTGGCGGCAGCGTAATAGCGCTGCACCAGGTCGATGCCGCAGGCATGGGAGAACGGCAGCACCAGCCCGGCGGGCATGCGGTTTTCGCCCACCCACTTGTAAAGCACCCACTTGGAGTCGAGCCCCATCAGCTCGGCCACCCGATCCACCGACAGGTTGTAGGCCTCGCGGGCGTACTCCAGCGATTCGTCGAAAGCCGCCTTGAGGCTGGACGGAACCCGGTACTTCCAAAACCGGACCCGGGCTGGAGGGAGCCGCTTTGGCCTGCGTCCAAAATTAGAAATTGTTTGCATGTGCGTGAAACTGTTTCAGCGGGCTAGAATTCGTGGTGTGGAAGCAACGGAGGCGAACATGCAGAACGAATGCAGGCTCGATGCCCTGGCCGATGCGGTCTTGCTCATGGCGCGTGCGCTTCATTTGCGCGGCGCGCTCGATGCGCCGGCGCTGGCCGGCGACTGGCACACCATGGCCCGCATGCGCGAGATGGCGGCCCCGATGCGGGCCAACGCGCTGCGCGGGCTGGCCGGCTCGCTGGGGTCGGCCGCACGGCACTGGCCGGCGCTGGACTTCGGCCCGGCGGCCAACGACGCGGCATAGGCGGCCATGGTGTCCACCGCCTCGCCATACGTGATGTTGTCGCGCAGGGCGATGAAGCCCGCGTTGAACTCGGCCTGGGGTTCGCTCATGTCCAGCGCCTGGGCGATGGCGGCGGCTTCCAGCCGGCGGGCGGTGTTGTCGGCCAGGCCGCCCATGTGGCGCGACCGGCGCAGCGGATTGCGCGCCAGGCGCGGCCAGCGCGGCGTGCGAAACACGGCCGGCAGGCGGGGGTCGGTGATGCAGTCGAGCACATGGGTGTGTTTCATGGCGGGGTCTCCTTCAGGCGGCTTCGCGTTGGGCCGCACGGGCGGCGGCGGCGAGTTGTGCGCGGGTCACTTCGTCAGGGCCCTTGCGCTTGTAGACATCGGGGTACATGCCGGGCCAGAGCTCATCGACCGAGCGGCCAAGGAAGATGGCGATGGTCCGTGCGACGGGACGCGACTTGCTCAAGCCGAAGACCACACGCCGAACCGACGTATGGCTGACGCCGATGGAGCGGGCGATGGCCGAATAGTTGGCGCCGCGCTTCTTGATGAGGTCCGTGATCTGGTCAGGGGTCATGACATCCTCGATGCGCCGATCTACGACGCTTCATTTATCAGGTTCCACATGCACTGTAACCGAACGGTTGTTTTGTACGCTGCAAGTGGAACGTTTGTGAAACTATAAGAATGAAACTTCCCTATGTCAACGAACGATTTGGAAATTTCCCGCGCAATCGGTGATCGGCTGCGCGAAGAGCGGGCCAGATTGGGGATGAGCCAGGAACAATTGGGGGCTCACGGCGGCGTGACGAAGAAGACCCAGGGGGCCTATGAGCAGGGCGACCGTTCGCCAGATGCCCGCTACCTGGCCAAGGTGGCGCAGGTCGGGGTGAACACGGCCTACCTGATCGAGGGGGGCGCGACGAATGCAATGAACGAGCAGCGCGCCGGCTATGCGGTGCGGGATCGGGCGTCAGACGGGCTGTGGTTGGAGGTGCTGGAGAACGTGCTCAACGAGCTGCACAAGCGTGGCAAGACGATGGAAGGCGAGAAGCTGATGCTGCTCGTGGACATCCTCGCCGATGCCTGCCGCGAGCAGGGGCTGGACCGTGCCGAAATCGAGCGCCACCTGCGGCTGGTGGCCTAGCGTCAATGGCGTGGGTCACATGCACACGATGTTTCAGTCACAGCGTGATCTGGTGCGCAAGGTGAAGAATTTCACAACCGCTTCGTGTTGATGCCGGTGGCACACTCGTGCCGTTCGGGTCGTTCATGCGGAGTGGGCAGTGAAGCGGAGTGGCGTGCGTGAGTTCATTCAGTCGGTGTTCGAGCAAGAGGAAAACAGACCGGAGACGCGTGTGCTGTCGGTTGGTGGTGTTCGCATTGAGGTCCCGCCCGGCGCGGTGGTGATGGTGATCGCAATGCAGGAGGGCAAGAAGCATGAACGATGCGATGATTCGGCATAGCCTGCGCGCGGCCTGTGTCGTGGCGGCGGTGATCGCGGGGGCGGGTGTGGCGCAGGCGCAGGTCTACAAGTGCACCGAGGATGGCAAGACGGTGTATCAGCAGCGCCCGTGCAAGAAAAACGATGCGCCCATCGAGTTGAACGTGCATCATCCCGACGATCATGAAGTGCGGGCGGCGCAAATCAGGGCGTTGAAGGACAAGGTGGACGCCATCGAAGTCGACATTGCCCAGGAGGAGGCTTACCGCAAGCGGCAGGAAGCCTATGCCCGCCGGGATGCGGAACAGAAGCGCTGCGACCAGCTGCTCAAGGACGCCGACGCGGCCGACCAGGAGGCCGGCTACTGGTTTCACGGCGGCATTCGGCAGCGGCAGACCGATCGCGCCAAGCAGCTGCGCGACAAGCACTTCTCCGAGTGCTTTTCCCGCGGGAAGTAAAACCCTTTAGTCCGCCCCGGACCCCCATGCGCACGACACTGTGCGCATGGATACCCAACGCACTCTCTCCCCTGCCACTGGCCAGATCAGCCCCCGGGGCTTGTACTGGCTGACCCATTTCGAGCAGGGCCCGAACGGCGGGTTTGCCGCGGTGCCGTACCGCGACAGCGCCGGCCACCGCACCGTCGGTTGGGGCCACAAGATCCGCAAGAACGAGGCCTTTGACACGCCGCTGACCGAGGCGGACGCCCTCGACCTGCTGCGGCGCGACCTGCGCGACCCCTGCGCCTATGTGGCGGCCCTGGATACCTACCTCTCGCAGTGCCAGTTCGATGCGCTGGTGATGTTCGCCTTCAACCTGGGCATCGGCGCGCTGGAGCGCTCCACCTTGCTGGCGGTGATCCGCGCCGATGCGCGCCCGGCCGAGAAGCGCGCCGCCATCGAAAAACAGTGGATGCGCTGGGTGTATGTGCGCAACCCGCTGGCGCGCGAGTCCGACGGGCTCAAGCGCCGCCGCGTGGTGGAGCTGCTGCTGTTTCTCGGGGTTGGAGACGAGGCCATCACCCGCGAGAACGACCGCCTGATGGCGGTGGCGCGGGTGGGCAACATCGGCCCCAAGCATGTGGAAGACGCACTGAGGGCCGCGCTGTGAGCGACATCGTGCGCGAACCGGTGACCGAGGCGCTGCGCTTCCTGGGCCCGCAGACCGAACGCGGCCGGGTGCATCGCGGCGTGCTGTTCGTGCAGTGGGTGTTCAAGCGCGAGGTGGCGGTGGTGAGCGCCGCCACGGGCCGGGTGAGCCGGGCCGACCTGCGCGATGTGCTCGAAGAGCTGCAGGCCGAGGGCTGCCGCCAGCTGCTGGCGTTTCGCCCCAAGGGCCGCAGCCTGCCCTGTGGCCTGGTGCTGATGGACATGGGGGACTACCAGATGTGGGCGGTGGACATCAACGCCGCCCTGGCCGTGGATGCCATGTACGCCGCCGAGGTGCTGTCATGAGCGAACGCCCGCCCCGCAAGCCCTGGTGGCACAGCCGCATGCTGTGGCTCAACGTGGCGGCTGGCGCCTTCGTGGCGGCCGAGGCCGGCTGGGGCGTGGTGCGCCCGCATGTGACCCCCGAGTTCTGGGCCTGGTTTGCGCTGGCGCTGGGCATCGTCAATGCCGTGCTGCGGGTGGTCACCACGCAGGCGCTCACGCTGAGGAAGCCCGAATGAAGGCACTGTTCGACCTGGTGCGCGGCGCGCTGCCCGGTGCGCTGCTGGTTGCAGTGGCAGCCGGCGTGCTGATGTTTTGCGTGTGGGCCATCGACCAGATGGGCTATGCCCGGGCCAAGGCCGAATGCGATTTGCAGCTGGGGCGGCTATCCGAAGCCGCCCGCCAGGCCGAGGGTGATGCGGCGCTGGCCTCGCTGCGCGCCCAACTGCAAGCCCAGGCTGCCGGCGCCGCGCTGGAGCTGCGCTTCGTGCCCATCGAGAAGGAGGTGGTGCGCTATGTGGAACAACAACACGCCCAGGCCGCTGCGGGGGATGCTGGCGCTGATTGCTTTGGTGCTGATGAGCTGCGCCTGTTCAACCGCGCCGGTGGTGCCCCTGACGAGTCCGATGGCTCGGCTGCCGCCCTCGCTGGCGACGGTGCCGCCCGAGGGGCTGCCCCCGGCAGCCTCGGGCAGCCGGGCGGACCTGATGCGCAATCGGGCGGACAGCGGCCGGGCCTACGCCAAGGCGCGCCAGCAGGTAATCGACCTGCTCAACTGGATCGAGCAACAACGGAACGCACGCAATGAGACTGGACCCGGAACGCCCTGACCAGGACGCCGAAGACGCCGCATCGGCCATCGACTGGAATGCGGCCAGCGCCAAGTGGTGCCGCGGCTGCGGCCGGCGCATCACCGACGAGAAGCGCCGCGCCCAGCCCGGCGTGCAGACCTGCGACGAGTGCCGGGGCGCCGGCATGGTGCGCGAGGGGTGGCGGCGATGAATCTGAGCCTCGAGGAAATCAAGTTCGTGTTCACCGTGGTGACGGCGGTGCTGTCGGCCGCCAACTGGATCTATGTGTGGCAGAGCAACCGGCACCGGGTGACCATCGAGCGCATCAGCGGATTCGAAGCCCATGTGGACCATCGCCTGGACGACCACGCCGAACGGCTCGCCCGGCTGGAGCAGGACGCCAAGAACGCCCCCAACCATGACGACATCAAGCGGCTGCATGCCCGCATCGACGAGGTGGCCACCGGCCTGTCGAACCTGAGCGGCCAGTTTGCCGGCGCCAATCACACCCTGACCCTCATCCATGAATACCTGCTGAAGGAGCGCAAGCAATGAAGAGCTTTGCCCAGGTGGCCGCCGAAGACCGCCGCCTCCAGATCCTGCGGCTGCTGGCCCAGGCGCCGGACTACACCGGCAACCTGCCGCTGCTGCAGACCGCCCTGACCGGCATGGGCCACGCCGTGGGCGCCGACCGCCTGCACACCGAGCTGGCCTGGCTCGAAGAGCAAGGCCTGACCACCTGCACCCAGCTGGCCGACATCACCCTGGCCAAGCTCACCCAGCGGGGGCTGGACGTGTCCGAAGGGCGCGCCGAGGTGCCGGGTGTGAAGCGGCCGGGGCCGGGGGCCTGAGCGATGAGCCGATCGTCCGTCTCCAGGCTCGACCCGCGCCTCAAGGACGCGGTCGACCGCCTGATCCGCGAGGGGCGCCATTCGCTTGACGACATCCTGGCGCACCTGGCGGCGCTCAATGACGGCGAAGCGCCGGTGAGCCGGTCTGCCCTCGGGCGCTACCGGCAGAGCGCCGAGGAACAGATGCGCCGCTTTCGCGAGGCGCAGGAGGTGGCCAAGGTGTGGGCCGACCGCTTCGGCGACGAGCCCGAAGGCGACGTGGGCCAGCTGCTCAAGCAGATGCTGCGCTCGGTGGCCTTCCAGACCTTGGGCTCCATGAGCGAGCGCGAAGAATCGGCCGAGGCCATGGAGGTGATGCTGCTGGCCAAGGCCATGAAGGATCTGGCCGGCGCCGACAAGCTGGCCGCGGACCGCATCCTGATGATCCGGCGCGAGGTGGCCAAGCAGGCCGCCACCGAGGCGGTCAAGGAAGCCAAGGCCGGCGGCCTGAGCGACGAGGCGGCCGAGGCGATCCGGCAGAAGATTCTGGGGGTGGTGTGATGGCGACCTTTCTGTGCTGCGTTCTCGTTGCGCTTGTTGCTTTCCTGATCGGTCGATTTGTCGGCTGGGTATCAGCGCATAGCGCCATTGCCGATGAGTGCCGGAAGGTCGGCGCGTTCTACGTGGGCAACTGGATCTTCAAGGTCGGCGAGATCGTTCCACCGGAGCCGCGAGAGACAGGCTATCGGCCGCGTCCGCGAGCGGATGACTGTTTGACCAAACCGGTGCCGCCGCGCTTTGTATCCACCGCGCCGGGTGACGAATGACCGAACCCCTCACCGCCCCCCACAAGCCCTCGGCCGGTGCCGTTGCGGTCTTCCTCGCCTACCAGCAGCGCTGGTGCGCGGACACCTCGCCGGTCAAGGTGTGGGAGAAGTCGCGCCGGATCGGGGCGAGCTGGGGCGAGGCGGGCGACTCGGCGCTGCTCTCGTCCATGTCCACCGCCGCTGGGGGCATGAACTGCTTCTACATCGGCTACATGAAGGAGATGGCGCAGGACTTCATCCGCGATGCGGCGGAGTTCGCCAAAGCCTACAACCTGGCGGCCGGCGAGATCGACGAGAGCGAGGAGGTGTGGTTCGATGGCGACGAGAAGAAGGCCATCACCATCTACACCCTGCGCTTTGCCTCGGGCTATCGCATCGAGGCGCTGAGCAGCGCGCCGCGCAACCTGCGGGGCAAGCAGGGCCGGGTGATCCTGGACGAGTTCGCCTTCCACAGCCAGCAGGCGGAGCTGCTCAAGGCAGCCATGGCGTTGCTGATCTGGGGCGGCCAGGTGCATGTGATCAGCACCCACAATGGCGACGCGAACCCGTTCAACGAGCTGATCGGCGACATCCGCGCCGGCAAGAAGCCCTACAGCCTGCACCGCACCACCTTCCAGGACGCGGTCAACGACGGGCTGTACGAGCGGGTATGCCTGCGCACCGGCAAGGAGCCCACCGAGGCCGGCAAGGCCGAATGGATGGCTGGCATCTACGCGCAGTACGGCGACGATGCCGACGAGGAGCTGGACTGCATCCCCAAGAGCGGCACCGGGGTGTGGCTGTCGCGGGCGCTGATCGAGGCGCGCATGCGCCGGGAGAACCCGGTGCTGCGCTGGAAGCCGCCGGTAAAGGACTTCGACCTGCTGCCCGATCACGAGCGCACCGGCTACATGCGCGACTGGTGCGAGGAGCACCTGCTGCCGCTGCTCGACGCGCTGGACCCGGCGCGCCGCTGCGGCCTGGGCGAAGACTTCGGCCGCACGGGCGACCTGACGGTGCTCAACCCCTTCCAGATCAGGGCAGACCTGAGCGTGCGCTTTCCCTTCTCGGTGGAGCTGTTCAACTGCCCGTTCGACCAGCAGCGCGAGTGCCTGTTCTTCATCTGCGACCGCCTGCCGCGCCTGTTCGCCATGAAGCTGGACGCCCGCGGCAACGGCCAGTACCTGGCCGAGAAGGCGGTGCAGCGTTACCGGCCCAGGGGTGTGGAGGTGGAGGCGGTCATGCTCTCCGAGACCTGGTATCGGGAGAACACCGCCCCGCTCAAGGCCGCCTTCGAGGACGGCACCATCGAGATCCCGCTGGACGACGATCACCTCACCGACCTGCGCGCGCTGCAGCTGGTGCGCGGCGTGCCCCGCGTGCCCGATGTGCGCAGCACCGGCAAGGATGGGCTCAAGCGCCATGGCGATGCGGCGGTGGCCTACCTGCTGGCCTATGCCGCCAGCCGGTCGGAGGCCGTCCCCCCGGCCGGGAGCTGCCGCGAGTCGGACGAGGACACCTACAAGCCGCAGGCGGTGCTCGAGCGCACGTCGGCGATGTTCGGCCGCGGCGGCTATGTGCCGCTGGGCCGCAGACGATAAGGAGAATCCCCATGAGCCGATGGCATGACGACCTGCCACCGACCGAGCCGCAGTTCATGCGCAAGGGCCCGGCCGCGCCGGCCGCCGAGCCCGAGCGCATGGTCGAGGCGGCCGGGGTGGTCATCGACCACGACGAGGACGCCTGGCGGCCGCTCACCGGTGACGCCGGGCGCGACCTGTCGCCCATCACCCAGGAGCGCATGCAGCAGATGGTGCACTGGCTGTGGGAGCGCAACCCGATCATCAACCGCATGATCGAGCTGCCGCTGGCCTTTCTCATCGCCGAGGGGGTGACGATCAAATGCGCGGATGACGATTGCCAGCAGATCATCGACGCCTTCTGGTCCGACCCGATCAACGACCTGGACCTCAACCTCGAAAACTATGTGCGCGAGCTGGCCATGTACGGCGAGCAGTGCTGGGTCATGTTCACCAACGAGATGAGCGGGGCCACCCGCATGGGCTACCTCGACCCGCGCCTGATCGACCAGGTGGTGATGGACCCGGACAACCCCCGGGTGGCCGCCGGCGTGATCACCAAGCGCGACCGCAAGGGCAAGTACAAGAAGTACCGGGTGATCTACCCGGGCAGCGAAGAAGAGCTCTTCACCGCCCGCACCCAGGCCCTGCGCGCCGGCTTTGCCGACGGCGAGTGCTTCTTCTGGACGGTCAATCGCACCGCCTCGGGCAAGCGCGGCCGCTCCGACGTGCTGCATGCGGCCGACTGGGGCGATGCCTACGAGCAGTACCTGTACGGCGAGATCGAACGCTGGAACTACCAGCGCGCCTATGTGTGGGACATCACCGTCACCGGCCTGGACCAGAAGGGCATCGACGCCTACGCGCGCTTGCAGCCCAAGCCCAGCCCGGGCGCAGAGTTCTATCACAACGAGGCCGTCACCCGCCAAGCCATCAGCCCCACGCTCAACGCCGCCGACGGCAGCATTGGCGCGCGCATGATCCGCAACCATGTGCTGGGCGGCGGCTCGATCCCGGAACACTGGTTTGGCGGCGGCGGCGATGTGAACCGCGCCGTGGGCGCCGAGATGGGCGAGCCGGTCTACAAGATCATGAGCCTGCGCCAGCGGCGGTGGAAGCACATCCTCGAGAACCTGTGCCGCTGGGTGCTGTTCAAGCGCCTGGGCGCCACCCGCACCATCGACTACCGCGACGAGCTGCTGCAGGTGGAGGCCGTCTTCCCCGAGCTGACCGCCAAGGACACCACCAAATGGGCCGCCGCCCTGCAGCAAGTGGTGGCCAGCGTGGTGGTCGCCATCAACGAAGGCATCCTCACCCAGGAGACCGGCGTCGCCATGATCTCCACCGTCGCCGGCCGGCTGGGCATCGAATTCGACGCCGCCGAGGAGCTGGCCGCCGCCGTGGCCGAGGCCGAAGAGCGCCGCGCCCGCCAGGCCGAGCAAGACAACTTCACCGGCCCCGACCCCGCCACCGCCGACGACGCCGCCCAGGCCGCCGCCCTGGGCAATGCCGCCGCCGACACCGCCGCCAATGTGGCGGCCCAAACCTGAGAGGAAACGCCATGGACGAGAAACAATCGCAACGCCCCCTGCCCCCCACCTACCGGCATGCGCTGGAGTCCCAGCTGGCCGACCTGTTTGATTGGCTCGGCTGGCTGGAATGGACCAGTTCCGGTGAAAAGCATGACTTCGATGTCGCCCGGGCGGGAATCAACTGGCTCTCAACCGCCCTGCATCTGCTCGGCGGCTACGGCACGACCACGTTCGACCAGGAATGGGCCAAGACCATCCAGCGCTACGACACCGGGCGCATGTTGGAAATCTGCTACGCCGGCACGCCCATGCCCGAAGGCTGGCGGCGATGAGCCCCGTCTGGTGCAACCGGCGCCACTGCTGGGTTGTCCATCACCCCTGGCGCCGCGCCGACATCCTCGCCACCGGCCCCACCCGCGAAGCCGCCATCAACGCCGCCGAGCAAGCCTGGGCGGACGGGCAGCAGCGGGTGGCGGCGGTGGGGTGATGGGGTGATGCTGAGCGGCTGAATGCCGCCAGACGACCAGCATAACGCGCAGCCGTAGGCTGTCGCGGTTGATGCGCCAGTTGGGCGCAGGAGACTGAGAAATGGAATTGACGATGAGCATGTTTGCGACGCAGGCCGACTACTGGAAGGCCCGTGCGGAACAGGCAGAGAAGCGGCTCGCGGAATTGCGCGCCAAGGTATTCACCAGCGGAGATCGCAAGATGACGATGGAAGGCCGCGTTTTTACGGTGAGCGATGACGGATTCATTGCTGACCAGAATTTCGATTTCGACGCCGGCATGCGCGTAACTGGCGATTTCGTGGATGACGAAAAGCGCCAGTACGCGGAAATGATCGCGAGCGTGTTGAACGCGCACACGCTGACGCCTAACGCAGCGCTAACCGGATCGGACGGGAGTGCAGCGACCGGACGGTCCGGTTGAGCAACGTGTTATGCAGCATTGGAGAGGACGATGAACCTGAACAGCGAACAGCTTCAGATCCTGCGGCACATGCTGGGAATCGACGTGGACGACACGCCGAACCCACGCGAATACCGCGACTACTACTGTGCCAACCGTGACGACCCGATGCTGTGGGAAATGGCGAATCTCGGCGTTGTGGAACGCTACGCAAGTGACCGCTACTACGACTGGTATCGGACTACCGACGCCGGGAAAGCTGCGGCGAGGGCGAGTCAGCGCGCGATGCTCTTGCCGAAGCCGAAGCGCATCTACCGGCGGTGGCTGTCCATCAGCGACGTGTGCCCGGACCTGACGTTCCGGGATTTCCTGACGCAACCCGAGTACGCGGAGACGCGCCGTGCTGCATAACACGAAGTAGACACCAACCGCCCCCCCCCACACCCCCTGACCCATGTCCCTCTCCGACGACATCCGCGCCCGCACCCGCATCGTCCGCACGACCGAGCAGACGGTGCGGGACTATCTAGCCGAGGCCTTGGTGCGCATTCAGGCGATCCTGGCCGGGCAGCCGTCGGATGCCACGCGCTGGCAGTTGAGCAGCTTGCGGGTGGAGATCCAGCGGGTGCTCGAGCAGATGGGCGCGCAGGCCGGGGTGGCGGCGGCCGGGCAGCATGCGGTGGCGGCCGAGGCTGGCGCGGTGATGGTGAGCGAGGCGCTTGCGCGCTCGGGGGTGCGCTATGTGGTGCCGCGCATCGACGCCGGCCAGCTGCTGGCCATGCGGGAATTCACCACCAGCAAGATCGCCGGGGTGGGCCTGGCCGCGGTGGAGAAGATCAACACCGAGCTGGGGCTGGCGATGATCGGCACCCAGAGCCCGTTCGAGGCGGCGCAAAGGATTACCGAGATCCTGAAGGAAGAATCGGTCAATCGGGCGGTGCGCATCGTGCGCACCGAGCTGGGCCGGGCCTACAGCGTCGCCGCCCATGAGCGCATGGCGCAGTTTGCCCAGGTGGTGCCCGGGCTCAAGAAGCGCTGGGTGAAGAGCGGCAAGCTGTACCCGCGCGAGCACCATGCCGCCATCGACGGCCAGGTGCAAGCGTGGAACGCGCCCTTCAAGCTCGCCGGCGGGGTGCGCCTGATGTATCCGCACGACCCGGCCGCCCCGGCCAGCGAGGTGATCAACTGCGGTTGCCTGAGCGTGCCGGTGGTGCCAAAGGCCTGAATCGGAAAATCGGGCGCTGGCGCGTTTTTTGGGTGCCGGTGGCTGCCGTGATGGCCGCAACCGCCTTGCGGCCATTTCTAAACGATTTCTAAACGCTCCTGGCGCCATTCGCGCGCGCAAGACGGGGCGCTCTGTCCGCCGCTGGCCCGTCCGGGCCCTGGAATCGAAATCAAAACCCTTTAGTCCAGATCCGCCCCCCTCGGGCGGCACACTCGGCTCGCACGGATGGGGATTGGCCCATCGAATCCTCTACAGGAGCGAGTCATGGAACATCGGATGGACATGCCGGCGGCCGGGGCGGCCAAGCTGGTCAAGCGCGAAGTGCTCAAGCTCAAGGACGGAAAGCCGGTCGTCGACAAGGACGGCAAGCCCACCGGCGAGACCGAGCTGGTGGCGGTGAAGGCCGACGAGATCCTGAGCACCCGGGTGTGCGAGGTGTCGTCCCAGGTGATCGCGGTGACCATCGACGGCCAGAAGCTGTCGGCCGACATCCCGGCCGGCAAATCGGCCAAGAAGGGCGCCGCCGCGAAGGATGGCGATCAGGCCGGCGGTGAGCAAGGCGCCTCGGCGGGCGAGCAAGGCGCCGCCTGATGAAACCCGTCATCCCCCAGGGCGGCATCGTCGGCGAGGCGGCCATGCGCGAGGCGCGGGCCACCGAGCTGGGCGCGGTGGTGGCGCTGGTCGAGCGCGCGCTGGCCGATGCGCCCTACGCCGGCCAGATCAGCGCCTTTTACGCCGACCGCGTGGTGACGGCGCGCGAGGGCCGCAAGTGGGCCTATCCCTACACCGTCGGCGAAGACAACAGCGTCACCCTCGGCCAGCCCGAAGAGGTGGTCGAGCAGCATGTGCCGGTGGCGATGCGCGAGGCCTTCGAGCGCGACGAGGTGCGCCTGGTGGAGGCGTCCGATCAGGGGCGCTTCCTGATCCGGGTGATCAAGGCCGGCGAGAGCCTGAACAAGGTGACCTACCCGGCCGAGGTGCTGCGCGAGGCGGCCAGCAAGTTCGACGGCGCGCGGGTGTTCGTGAAGGCGGACGACGTGCATGTGAAGGGCGGCGGAAAGGACTTTGGAAACCTTGCCGGCGTGCTTGAGAACGCGCGGTTTTCCGAAGCCAACGGCGGCGAGATTCTTGCCGACCTGGTAACGATCGACCGCAACACCGCAGAAAAGCTGCGCGAAGCGCTGCGGCTCGATCTCACCAACAAATTCGGATTTTCCATTGACGCCGAGGGGCGCATGTCGAAGCGGGGCGGCCGCAAGGTGGCCCGCAGCATCGACAAGGTGGCCTCGGTGGATCTGATCGTCGAGCCTGCGGCCGGGGGCGAGCTGATCCGTATGGTCGAAGCCCTGGACCGCAACCCCAACGACTACAAGGAGGACCCCATGCGTGCACGCATGATCGAAGCAATCCGCCGGGTGCGCCCGGACTACACGGGCGAAGGCCTGGACGACGCGGCCGTGATGGCCGACTTCCGCGAGGCGGTGGGCGATGCCGGCGGCACCGGGGCCATCGAGGCGGCCACCGAGGCCGCCATGGCCAAGATCCGCATGGTGGAGGCCAAGGCCGACGCCAAGCTGGCCATCGCCGACTGCAAGCTGCCGGCCAAGGCCAAGGAGAAGCTGATCACCCGCTTCGCCGAGGCGACCGCCCCCTTCAGCCGCGACGATGTGACCAAGGCCATCGCCGACGAGGCCGAGTACCTGGGCCACTTCGTCGAGGGCGCCAAGGTCACCATGGCCGGGCTGGACATCGAGGTGGAAGACCGCAGCGAGCGCATCCGCGGCATGCTGCAGGGCTTCTTCGACGGCACCGGCGAGGTGAAGTCGTTCAAGGAGGCCTACATCGAGATCACCGGCGACAAGCTGGTGACCGGCCAGCTGCGCGACTGCGACCGCGCCCGCATGGCCGAGAGCCTGGGCGTGTTCCGCGAGGCCATCGACTCGAGCACCTTCGCCGATGCCCTGGGCGACTCCATCACCCGCCAGATGCAGGCCATCTACACCGGTGAGACCGACCTGGACGCCTGGCGCAAGGTGTGTCGCGTGGGCCGTGCGATGGACTTCCGCACCCAGGAGCGCATCCGCATCGGCGGCTATGGCAACCTGCCCACGGTCAACGAGGGCGCGGACTACACTCCGCTGACCAGCCCGGGCGACGACAAGGCCACCTTCGCGGTGAGCAAGCGCGGCGGCCTCGAGACGCTGACCATCGAGATGATCAAGAACGACGACGTGGGCGCGGTGCTGCAGATTCCGGTCGAGCTGGCGCTGGCGGCCAAGAACACGCTGTACGAGTTCGCCTTCGACTTCTTCCGCACCAACCCCACGGTGTACGACGGCAACGCCCTGTACCACGCCGCCCATGCCAACCTCTTCACCGCCGCCCTGGACGCCACCCAGTTTTCGGCGCACCGGCTGGCCATGGCCAAGCAGACCCGCGCCGGCAGCGCCAAGCGCCTGGGCCTGCAGCCCATGTTCATGCTGGTGCCCTGGGAGCTGCAGGAGACCGCCTACAACCTGTTCCAGCGCGGCAGCAACAACGACAAGACCTTCGTCCAGGCCTACAACCCGGAGGTCATCGTCCCGGCCTACTGGAGCGACGGCAACGAATGGGTGACGGTGGCCAACCCCATGCGCCAGGCCGCGGTGGAGATCGCCTTCCTGGATGGCAAGGAAACCCCTGAGCTGTTCATCCAGGACTCGCCCACCGTGGGCAGCCTGTTCTCGGCCGACAAGATCACCTACAAGATCCGCCACATCTACGGTGGCGTGATCCCGGTGGACGGCTACAAGGCCACCACCAAGGCGGTGGTGCCGAACGTTCTCTGATCGACCCCGGATTTCGCGGGGCTGGCCAGCCGGCCCGCCCCGTTCTTTATTTCAGGCCGGGCGCAACAGTTTCTGGATCTCGCGGCACCGCCGCCCCGGCGCGGCCACAGGCCCACAGGAGAACCCCATGAGTCAAGTCAACAAGGTCCTGACCGCCTCGCTGGATCGGGTGGTCGAGTTCAACAACCCGTCTCGCGCCACCGTGCTGCGCATGGATGTGGAGAACACCGGCGCCGCCGCCTTCACCGGCTGGAAGGTGATGGCCAGCGCCGTGCGCGGCGCGCCCATGCGCGACATCACCCCGGCCAGCATCACCAGCGCAGACGGCTACACCGTGGTCACCCCCGCCCCGCGCGGCGTCGCCACCCTGGCCGCCGGCGCCAACACCCAGATCACCCTCAACGCCAGCATGTGGGACCGCATCGAAGTGTACTTCTCCGGCGCCAACGCCCAGGCGACGGTGCACTGGGAGGGCATCGAATGAGCACCCCCAAACGCACCGCCCTGGAAAAGGCCCGCGCCGCGACGCAGATGTCCCAGGTGCAGACCGGGATTCCGCTGTCGCTGAATGTGAACGAAGTCACCGGGAGGATTGAATATCCGTCTGACTTCTATCGCGCGAAGCGGTCGAACAGCTGGCTCACGTACATGCCTCAAGTCGGCACGCAAGAACTCAACACCGGGTCGCTCGGCTACACACACCACGCAATGATCGAGATGCAGTGCCATTTCGACGCGGTACGCATCCCGCTGGTGAACTACGACACCGCATCGACGCAGACCTATGACGCCGTTGCGGTCTCTGTTGGTGGTGACAGGGCAAACGCCCTGAATAGCGCGGGCGCGTGGGTGGACGTGACATTCGGCGGGTCCGCGTCGGTGACAGTGCCGATTGCCGTTTTGAAAAACGGGCATGTCTATCCCGGTATCGTCCTGTCGGACCCGATCCGGGTGGCAAGCGTGGATCGCACGGACGGCGGAACTCTGCCTTTGCTCTATGTACGCGTGTACATGAGTACCGGGGCGGGGAAAAACTTCTCGGTCTGGACTCACAGCAACACCGGGCTGTCGACCGGCTTTGCCTACACCGGCCGACGCTTCGTCAGCCGCTACCAGTCAGGAAACTTCGTGGCGTCGCCTGCCAGCATGACGGACAACAGCCAGCGCGCTTTCTCGCCGATCTTCGGCGCGTCCATCCTTCCGCGAGCGCGCGCTCCCATCACTGTGGCGGCATTCGGTGACTCGATCACGCGGTGGGGTACGGACTTCGGACGTGGGTGGCTGCACGACGCAGTGCAGGACGGATCTCGCACCGACGCGCCGGTGGATTACTGCAATTTCGGCGTGTCGTCGAGCGTCAGCGGGGAGTTTCTGCTAGCAGCCCAGCGTGTCATCCCGGTGCTGCTGCCGCAGTTCGCCATGTGGCCGATCTGGACGCCGAACGGTGGGCCATCCGCAGTCGCTGACATGCGCGGCGATCTGCGGCAGTTCCTTGAGCTGTGCGACACGTACCGCGTGACCCCCATCCTGTGGACTGGCACGCCGCGCTCCACCGGGGCGAACGAGACGCCGTATTACTCTGGGGGCGATGACGCGCAGCGGCTCCAGTGGATCGAGGATGCTCGGCAGATCGCGTCCGCCGTGGTCGTCGATACGCACACCGCGCTATCAACGACCACCGCTCCGGCTGCGTACCGCATCGGGATGACGACGGACGGTGTCCACCCGTACACGGACGCAGGCAAGGCGGCGATGGTGTCATCGATCCGATCGACTCTGGCGGCGCTGTCGGCCTGAGTTTCATCCCGATAACTAAGCAAAAGGAGCAACACCATGACCAAGATTGTACGTAGCGAGGATGCCGCCCTATCCAACTACAAAGTCGTTTCTGTTCAGGTGTGGGACAAGGGCTGTCCGGGAGGGAAGCCTGACAAGATGGCGTTCGAAAAGGTGTTCGACCACCCTACCCAGATGACTGGAGGCGATGTGTATCTGACGAGCACCCGCTACATCGTCATAAGGAAAGCGTCCGCTTAATTAAATCCCCTCATCACGACGATCCAAGGCCCGCCCCGCGCGGGCCTTTTCACGTCCGCCACAAATCAAAACCCTTTAGTCCAGATCCCCGCGCGCGCGCCGGCACACTGCCGGCATGAGTCTGACATTCATTCAAGCGCGAGTTGATGGCCTGGTCCGCGATGCGGGGAACAAGGTCTCCCCTACTGATCGGGACGAGGCCATCGCATCGGCGGTGGTTGCCTACAGCGAGGACCGCCCGCGCGCCATCCCCGAGGACGTGACCGCCGATGGGTCGCGGGTGTTGCCCTTGCCTTCGGGCTGGGTGGCCGGTGAGTCGCGGCTGCTGGGCATCGAGTATCCGGTGGGGCTGGTGCCGCCCGAGGCGTGGCCGGCGACCGACTTTTCGCTGTACGAGGCGCCCGGGGGCGAGCAGATCCTGATGGTCGATGCGCCGGCGGCGGGCCAGACGGTACGGGTGCGCTTTGGCGTGCCCCATGTGCTGGACGCGACCACCGATACCATTCCGGCCAAGCATGCGGAGGCAGTGGCCTACTACGCGGCGGCGATCCTGTGCGAGGTGCTGGCATCGCAGTACGCCGACAACAAGGCGCCGGCGATCAGCGCCGACCGGGTGGATCAGCGCAGCCAGTCGAGCACCTGGCGGGCGTTGGCCAAGGACTACCGGGTGCGTTACGGCGAGATCGTGGGGATTTCTGAAACCGATTCAGGCGCTGGTCCCCATGTGACGGCTGCCAGCACGGTGGTGAACTTCGACATGGAGGCGGGAGACGGCGGACGGCCGATCTTCCGGCGCCGATGATCAGCCAGGAGGTGCGCTTCGATGGGCTGGAGCGCCTGACGGCGAGCTATTCGGCCGCGCCGCTGATCGTGCACGAGGAGCTGCGCCGCCTGGCGGCGGAGGTGGCCCTGGAGATGCGCGAGAAGATCCAGGACGCGACGCCCACGGCCCACGGCACGCTGCGCAAGTCCATCAGCGAGGATGTGATCCCCCTGCCCGATGGCATTGGCGTCGAGGCGGTGGCGGGCTCGTCGCTCAACTACGCGCCGTGGGTGGAGCTGGGCACCCGGCCGCACATGCCGCCGCTGGAGCCGCTGGTCGATTGGGTCAAGGCCAAGGGGCTGGATCTGGGCCTGGTGGGCACCAGCGCCAAGGCGCGCAAGCGCCGCGACGAGGTGGCGGTGGAGATCGCGCAGCGCATCCGCTGGGCCATCTATCAGCGCGGCACCGAAGGCCAGCACATGTTCAAGAAGGGGTTCGAGCAGGCCACCGCCGGGCTGGGCGCGCGCGTGGGCGCCGCCATCGAGCGCGTGGGCGCACGCATCGCGGGGGGCCAGGGATGACCACTCACCGCGATATCCGCGCCGCCATCGTGGCGGTGATCGCTTCGGTGCCCGACATCGGTCAGGTGCATGGCTGGGAGCGTTACGACGCCGATGGCGACTGGATGGGCGCCCACTATGTGAGCGAGATCGCCGGCAGCCCGCTGGTGCGCGGCTGGTATGTGCGCCGCTTGCAGATGCAGCGCCAGCGCCATGCCGGGCTGCGCAAGAAGGTGTTGACCACCTGGCTGATCCGCGGCTTTCACGGCGTGGCCGATGCCAACCAGAGCGAGCTGGGCTTTGACGACCTGATCGACCAGCTGATCGCCGCCTTCGATGCCAACCAGACCCTCGGGCTGGCGGGCGTGATGACGGCGGACGAAGAACTTGCGGGGCTGCAGCTGCAGGACAGCACCCCGGTATTGGCTGGTGGCGTGTTGTGCCACCAGGCACGGCTGATCCTGCGCACCAACCACATCGAGTAAAGGAGCATCACCCATGCAGATCATTCCCAACTACGCCAGCCTTCAGGGCCAGATTTTCCTATACGAGCAGGACGCCAACCGCAACCCGCTGACCGGCTTCTGGGTCGGTGACGCCTCGGCGCTGGAATTCCTGACCACCGAGAACACCACCGACTACAAGGAAAACTGGTCGGGCAAGCGCTCGACGGCGCTCACGCTGACCAACGAGCTGATCACCGGCGTCAACTGGACCATGCTGCAGTTCAACACCAAGCTGCTGGAGGTCTTCTACCGTGGCGAGAACGTTACCCAGGACACGACCCCGGTGGTCGATCTGGTGATCACCGGCACCACGCTGACCGACGGCGACCGCTTCAGCCTGCGCGCCGACAATGTGACGGCGGTCAGCATCAAGGACTCCACCAGCACGCCGGTGACCCTGGTGCTCGATACCGACTACGAGCTCGACCCGGTGACCGGCGTCGGCCGCATCCTGGACGCCAGCGGCCTGACCGGCCCGCTCAAGGCCAGCTTCACCCCGGGCGCCACCGACTACGTGAAGCTGCTCAGCGGCACGAAGAAGGAGTTCTGGCTGGAGTTCGTGGGCGTGAACACCGCCGTGTCGGGCGAGCCCAAGGGCAAGCTGGTGTTGTACCGCTACCAGCCGAACTTCCCCGCCTCGCTGCCGCTGATCAACGATGGCCGGGCCGAACCGGCGCTGACCGGCGCGGTGTACGCCGACGCCAACCGGCCCGCCTCGGGCGCGCTGGGGCAGTTCGGTCGCATCCACGGCTTTGGCCTGGCCTGATGAGCGGCATCACCAAGACCCTCACCTTGAGCACTTCCACCGGCGAGCTGCCGGTGGTGGTGCGCGAGCTGGGGGTGGAAGACATCCGCAACCACCTGCTGTCCATCGACGCCGCGGTGGGCACCGGCACCGTGGGCATCGAGGCGGCGCTCGACCTGATGCTGTTCGACGACTGGGACATGGGCTCCTTCGAGGTGTTCACCGACCTGACGGTGGCGGCCATCCGCGAGCACAACATCGCCCCCAGCGAGCTGGAGCGGGTGATCGGCACCGCCCGCGCCATGAACCGTTTTTTTTTCGAGATGCTGCCCCGGCTCGCCAGCGCCGCCCAGGCGGCCCGCTCGAGCGACTGGCCCGCCTCGAGCGCGACGTCGCCCACCTGATCCAGGCCGGTCACCCCATGGCCTGGACCTACTCCTACAGCCAGTTCAAGCACGCGGTCGAAGCGGCCAATGAGCGCGCCAAGGCCATGAAGGGAGCCAGCCGTGGCCGATAACTACACGTTCAAGAGCACGATCTCGTTCTCGGTGGCCGGGAGCGAAGGTTTGCGCGGTGCGGCCAAGGATGTGCGCGCGGTCAACGACGCGCTCGACGCGCTCGGTCGTCAACGCAAGACGGCCACAGTGAACGCCTACGAAACTTTGGGCCTGCGCGATATCAACAAGGTGCGCGCCGACGTGGTGGCGGTGAATGCAGCGCTGCGCACCCTACGCACCAATGGCGCCGGACCCAACGAGCTGGCCCGGGCCAGCGCCGCGGCGCAGGCGAAGCTCAAGGCGCTCAATGAAGAGCTGCGCGGCAGCGCGAGCGCGGGGGCGGCGGCCGATGGCGGCTTCAAGGCGGCGGCAACGCGCCTGGCCGGCCTGGCGGCGGCGGCCTTCGGGGTGCGCGAGGCGCTGGAGGGCGTGCGCTCGATCATCAACTCCGGGCTGGACCTGGAGAAGCAGCAGGCAATCTTCAGCTTCGGGTCGGGCGGCGATGCGGAGGCGGCGGCGGCCGGCTTCGAGTTCGCGCGCTCGGAGGCGGACCGCCTGGGCCTGTCCATCAACGTGGCGGCCGAACAGTTCGCCAAGCTGACGGCGGCGGCGCGGGGCACGTCGCTCGAAGGCGAGGCGGCGCGCCAGGTGTTTCGCGGCATTGCCGAGGCGGCGTCGGCGGCGCGCCTTTCGAACGACGACTTCGCCGGCATCATGCTGGCGACGAACCAGATCATCAACAAGGGCACGGTGTACGCCGAAGAGCTGCGGGGGCAGTTCGGCGAGCGCTTGCCCGGGGCGTTCAAGCTGGCGGCGCAGGCGATGAACGTGACGGAAATGGAGCTTGGCAAGCTGCTCGAAAACGGCCAGGTGAGCACGGCCGAGTTTCTGCCCAAGTTCGCCGAGGCGTTGTCGCGGGCGGCATCGGGCAGCCTGGCCGAGGCGACCAGCAGCACGCAGGCGCAGCTGAACCGGATGGCCAACGCCTTCGAGCAGTTCAAGCAGCAGGTGGCCAAGTCGGGACTGTTCGATGCGATGAACGCGCAGATCGAGATTTTCCTGGCCAAGCTCAAGGAGATGCAGGAGAGCGGTGAGCTGCAGGAGATCGCCACCGGGCTGGCGGAGATGATCGGATCAGCGGTGACCTTCCTGGGCGAGCTGGCGCGGGTGGCGGTGGAGTTTCGGGACGAGATCAAGCTGGTGGTGGAGGCCGTGGTGGGCCTCAAGGTCGTGAAAACTGTTTTCGGTGGCGTGCAAGGGCTCAATTTGGCGCTGGGTGCTGCTGGAACTGTGGCGCCGGTGGCGGCGGCCGGTCTCAATGCGGTGGCTCTCGCGCTGCGTGGCATTCTGCCGTTGGCACTCGCGGTTGGCGCGATCACGCTGGCGTCCAAGCTGAAAGAGATTGCCGAGGAGGCCACCGCATCGGAGCGGGCGCTGGCGGCGTGGCGGACCGAGGTCGAGAAGATCGCCCAGGCCAACTCGGATGCCCAGGGCGAGGTGCAGCGCAGCGCGAACGAGCTGGCCATGCTGTCCGACGTGGAGCTGGCCGAGTACCGGAAGCGCATCGAGGCGGCGCGGGCGTTTTACGAGGCGCGCGGCGCCCTGGCCCGGGAGTCTGGGCAGACCGACACGGCCGATTACCTGCAGCAGCAGGCCGAGGCGTATGCGAGCTACAACCAGGTGATCCAGCGCGAGCTGGATTTCCGCCTGAGCATTCAGAAGCAGTTCGCGCAGAACACGGCGGCGGTGCAGCGCGGCATGGTGGCGGAGCTCACCGCGGCGCTGGCGGCGGAGAAGGCGACGCTGAAGAAGGCGAACGCCGATCTGGCGGCGGCGGTGCGCGAGCGCCAGGCCATTGCGGACTTGATCAACCAGACCAAGGCGGCGGTGTCGAGCGACGATGGCGCCGGCCCGGCCTCGCTGACGGAGCTGTCGCGACTGGTCACCCAGGCGGAAGCGGCGGCCAGCCAGGCGGCCAACCTGGGCGGTGATGCGGCGGTTGCCAAGGCGAAGGAGGCCCAGCAGCTCATCAAGGAGACGCTGCAGGGCATCCAGGAGGTCAAGCGCGAGGATGCCCAGCGCGAGCGCCCCCAATACAACAAGGGCGACTTCAACTACCTGATCAACCGCCTGGAGTCCGCCGCCAAGAAGGCCGCCGATGCCGATGTGAATGTGCGCCGGCAGCAGCAGGCCACGGCCGAGGCGAACATCAAGGCCATCGAGGCCCGCCTCGAGGCGTTGGAGAAGCCGATCACCCTGGCGCTGCAACTGGATCCGGCCAACCTGGACAACATCCGGGCGGCGCTGGAGGAGAAGCTGCGCGGCATCACGGTGACGGTGGATGCGAAGGTGGCCACGTCGGGCGATGCCGCTGGCGACGCGCCGCAGGCCGATGTGCCGCAGCGGGCGTTCGGTGGGTGGATTCCGGGGGTGTCGCCCAGCGACCGGGCGGACAACGTGATGGTGGCGGCCACCGCCGGCGAGTACATGATCCAGCGGCCCACCACGCGCTACTACGGCGGGGCCATCCTCAGTGCGTTCAACGCCGGGGCCTTCAGCCGGGAGGATCTGCTGTCGTTGCTCGGCGGCGTGCAGCGCCGGGCCTATGGCGGGCCCATCGAGTCGGTGGCGATGCCTGCGCTTTCGAACGAGGCGCGCATGCCGGCGCCGAGCCTGCGTTCGGCCATGCTGACGGTGCCGGGCCTGGGCAGCTATCCCATCCAGGGTGAGGTGAGCGTGATCGACGCCATGGAGCGGGAGTTCTACATCAAGGCCCTGGCGGCCGGGCACCGGGGGTGAGCATGACGCCGCGACTGATGATCAATGGAGTGGTGGTGGCGCTGGAGAGCAGCGAATCGCTCAGCCAGCGCTATGGCTGGGTGGGCGGTTTCACCAACGACCGGATGATGGATGGCTCGCTGGATGGCCAGCAGACCTGGCGCAAGCGCAGCACGACGATCACGGGCGCTGGGTGGATTCCGCCGGCGCTGGAGGGCATCGACTGGAGCGCGCCGGTGACGGTCGATTGCGTGCAGCAGGTGGCGATCAACTCGCCGGCCGCGGTGATCGTGCTGCCGACGGCGCGGCGTGCCGACGTGGCGCCGTTTGCCTTCGCGGTGATGGCCGATGTGGTGACGCCCCACGGGCAGCTGGTGCCCACGCCCAGCAGCCTGGCCGGCGACGTGCTGACGATCACGCCGGTGGCCGGTGCGCTGGCCTATCAGGCGGTGTACTACCCGCGCCTGGTGTGCCGCTCGGCGGGCCAGACCCTGGACCAGCAGATCAACGAAATGCGGCACGGCTTCGAGCTGGTGCTGGAGGAGGTGTAAGCCATGCTGATGCATATCGACCGATGCAAGTTCACCGACGTGCCGGCGCCGGGCACCGGGGCGGTGGCCCTGGGCGGGCTGACGCCGCCGACTGGCTTTCGGACGCTGGCGACGGTGCCCACCGGCGGCGTGGATGTGGAGTACCTGATCGTGGATGCGGCCGGCAACTTCGAGACCGGCATCGGGGCGCTGAACGCGACCACCGGGGCGCTGACGCGCACGCTGGCGCTGTCGTCCCATTCGGCCATCCAGGGCGAATCGCCGGCGACGGTGAACTTCACCGCCGCGGTGACGGTGCTGATCTGCCCGCTGGCGACCAACGCGGTGGTGTATCACCCGGCCCAGGCCGAGGCCCCCACGGCCGAAGTGGGGGCAGTGGCCATCGGGTCGGCCTATGCGCTCGGGGCCAACTCGGTGGCCATCAACGGGGTGACCCACGATCCGCGTACGGTGGCGCTGGATGCGGACGCCGACGAAATGGGCGGTGGGCTGGTGCTGTCGGCCACTGGGCCGAATGTGACCAATGACGTTCGCGGCAAGCTGTGGCTCGGCAAGGCCTCGACGCTGACCGGCAGCACGGTGAGCCTGGCGGGCAAGGGTTACCAGAACATCGCGCGCCAGATCGTGGGGGCGGTGAGCGGGACGCTGACCGCGACGCTCGTGGGCAGCGACTACAGCGCCAGCCACTGGAAGGGCGAGCTGAGCGGAATCTTCATCAACGGGGCCATCGTGGCGCAGACCTGGACGCTGATTCACCAGGTTGGCAGCCACACGCCGCCGGCGCCGCAGCTGGTGAACTACACCTATCCGGAGATCGAGCTGCAGCCCTACGCCGGCGCGACCTGGGACGTGGCCGGCTGGGTTGAGGTGCTGGCGCTGTGACCTGGGCAGGCGAGCCTTTCGGCGCGGCGCCCTGGGGGGCGGAGGCCGAGGCCACCGCCGGCGGCGGCGATCCCACGCCGACCCCGGTGGTGGCGGCGCTGGTGCTCGATGTGCAGGTGCGATACGAGCGCACGAGCGCTGCGCTGGCCATGAACGTGGTGGTGGCGCAGCCGGTGACGGCGGCGCTGGTGCTCGATGTGCAGGTGCTGCCGGCGCCTCCGGTGGCGCGCACCTGGCGGCCGGTGGTGGTGCTCGGTGGCGTCGACATCAGCACCCGGGTGATGGGCGAGATCATGGTGCGCCGGGCCGAGAGCGAGGCCTCGGTGGCAAGCTTCACCTTCCGCCCGGTGGCCGGCCCCATCGACCTGCCGGGCATGACCGGCCGCATGGTGAGCATCGACCTGGCGGAACGCGACGCGGGCGGCGGCGCCATGCGCCCGGTGCGGCGCTTTACCGGGGTGGTGGATGTGCCGGCCTACGACCATGCCAGCCGCACCATCACGGTGACCTGTACCGACCAGCTGCAGGAGAAGATGGACGCCGCCCCGCGCGCCTGGATCGACGCCGAGGTGGGCGGCTACTTTTCCATTGCGGTGAGCGGCGAGGTGCTGGACAACTACCAGTACGCCACCGCCCGGCTGGCGACGGTGCCCAAGGCGATGGACTGCGATGTGTTTGGCGCGCCGCGGGTGACGGCCTGGGCAGCCAAGGAGACGGCGGACCTGGTGCTGGGGCCCGGCGATATCCTGGACGGGACGCTGCAGCCGCGCTCGGCCTACCGGTCGGACCTGCGCAACCAGGTCGAGATCGCTTTCGACTATTCGTTTCCGCGCCTGCGCGGGCGGGGCATTTCGGCGGCCTACAACATCGGCACGCAGGTGTACATCTTTGATCGCGGCCTGGACTACCTGAGCCGCGAGTCGGTGGAGTCGGCCTTGTCGAGCCTGAGCGGCTGGACGCTGCGCGGCAAGGTCAATTACAAGGCGGTGCCCGGCGGCACCTACAACCTGGGCACCGACCTGCACCCCAAGTGGGTGGCCATAAAGCCCGAGGATGCGCCGAACATCTGCACCGGCTTCTCGGCGACGCTTTACACCCGCTGGGTGCAGACCGGCGTGGAGCGCTACAGCCTGGTGGTGCGCAACACCACCAGCCAGGCGGCCATCGGGCTGGCGCGCGAGCAGGTGAGCTATTCCATGGCGAGCGAGTTCGACGCCGCCCAGTGGGAGTCTGACCCGGCCCAGCTGCCGTACCTGGCCATTCCGCTGCGTGGCGACACGGTGGCCGAGTACGCCGGCGACAGCGCCACCGACCGGGCGGCGGCCGCCAACGCCATCGCCACGGCGGTGGCCACCGCGGCCACGCGCATCGCAGCTACCCACCGCACCGCCCGGGTGGCGGCCACCCTGTACGCCCGGCCGCTGCTGGACACCACCCACACGGTGCGCATCACCGCCGGTGGGGTGGACGCCAAGGGCAAGGTGGTGACGGTGACCGACCGCTGGCACACCGGCGCGGGTAGCTGCGTGCAGGAGATCGAGATCGCCATCAGCGGACACAACGCGGTGGGCCTGCAGCCCTACACCCCGCCCGACGCGCCCACGCCGCCCCAAGACCCCACGCCGGCCCCGGCGGCCACGGCCTACTCGTGCCGGGCCGAGACCTGGATCGGCCAGATGACCGAATCGCCCCCCTACGATTCGGCCACGATGATCGGCTTTTCGACAAACGCGAAGCTGTCGCCCTACTACGACCCGGCGTCGGAGAACAGCTACCCGCTGTCGTTCTCCATCGAGGGGCCCGAGGTGGAGGCCGCGGTGCGCGACCCGCTGGAGATGGAGGCAGGGGCCTACTACGACGCGCCGGTGGCGCAAGACCTTTACGAGGTGTCGCAATGAGTTTCAGTTTTCATGTGGATTCGGGCCTGGTGACGCCTGAGACCAGCCGGACGGTGATCGAGGTGATCGGCGATGGCTATGTGGACATCCGCACCACCCTGGGCGACCCGGATGCGGCCTACAAGTGGCAGGCGGCCAGCAACCCGGGGGTGGATGCCATCGAGGTGACGGTGGACGACACCAACCCAGCCGGGGGCATGACCACCAGCATGGTCAAGCTGGCGCTCACCCCGTCGGGCCTGGCCGGGGCCACGGCCGGCGCTCCCCTGGCGGTGGGCAACACCGTTTTCGGTGGCGACGCCAACGCGGTGGAGGTGTGGGTGCGGGTGAGCACCGGGCTGGTGGCCGAGACCACGCTGTCTGACCTGCGCCTGCTGACCACCGAGGTGGTGAGGGTGCCGGTATGAGCGATTCGACCCTCAAGAAATCCGTCCAGCGCATGGTGGACAAGCCGGCCGTGGGCACGCGCATCCCCACACCCGAGCCGCGCGGCGCCAAGCCCGCCACCGTGGGTCGCAGCGCGGCGCCGGCGGGATCCACCACCAACGCCGGTACCACCGGCGACCTGGTGGAGGCGGACTACACCCAGCGGGAGTGGTGGCCGGCGGTGGTGCGCACGTCGAGTGATGGTTCGATCACATTCGAGGAGCGGGAGGTCAAGTCGATTCTGCTGACAAGCGGACAGCGGATCATCACCGCGCAGCCGACATGATTCGCAACAGAGGCTTCTTGGGCGGGCGTACCGATGTTTTCGGATGGCCATGGCACGGACCTGTGGAGTACGACGCCAGCGCTCCGCTGCTGGGTCGAATTTCACTCCCAAACGGTACTTCCATGCCCTCCGCAGGATTCACTGGGGATGATGGGAGCGGCCACATCCTGCCCATGACAGGCACGGTCAGGCACATCAAGATCCCAGGCGTAGCGCCATTGGTACGGAACGCTGAACAGCTGGATGCGGATGTTGCCGGGGGTCGGCAGTGGCGCACCGACATTGTGGCGTTCTGCGGAAATGGACAGGACCACGGAATCTTCCTCAACGGGCAGCTGCAACCCGGCGACTGGCTTTGGACCGACGCCACAGGAGAGCGCTGGCTGGCACGCTATGCCGGCTTCGGTCCCCAACCGTCGGCCGACGGTTCGACGGGGATGGGATTCGAGCTGGTATTCGACCGCTATGGGGTTATCGGTGGATCTCCCGTGCAGCGGCGGGTACTCATCCAGCTGACAGCGGCCCAGTGCGGTCAGGAAAGCCCGGTCCTGGAAGAGTTTGTGGGGCGGAACATTCGCGTCGTGGTACTCGACGCGACAAGATCAGGCGACAAGGCCATGCTCGGTGTGGTGGCTGAGTGTGGCCCGGAAACATGGTTTGGCGGTTCGGTGAAGCCGACGCGCATCATCGGCATCGTCGAGGTGCAGATGAGCGGCACCCCAATGACGGCGGCGCCGATGGTGACGTGGAGCATCATCGCAACTCGGGCTCAGGCATGTGGCAACGCTCAGGTGACGCTTAGTGCTGAGGCGGGCGCACTAAATGAGTGGGTCATGGACATCACTCGGGAGGAAGATCCGGATCCGGGGACTCCCCTGCAATGGACCGATACGATCCACGGGTGGAAGATCGATCCGTCGGCGAGCTTTCCATACATCGCCGGTGACCTGTCTCAAACAAGCAGCGGTGGAGCGTCCGGCGCCATCGTCGGTGCGAGTTACACAGACTCCGGAAGCATTTCGATGATCACCGTCGATTGGTCATACAGCTGGTCTAAGACATACTCGATGACCAGCAGCGGCAGTGGCACCTATGAGTACTATTATCAGCAGCCACTGGTCGGATCAGGGCACGCCGAGCTGACCGGAACCGTCACCGAATCTATCGACCATAGCTGGACGCTCAAACGGGACGGCGTTGTCATTGATTCCGTAGCGCTGACAGTTTCATCAGAGAAGATCGCGCGGACCGTGTGGGATCTCGATGTCAACATTGGCATGGTCGAAACGGTCAGGGAAACGAGCCTGAATACATCTGAAACGTCCCCCATCGGAACGCATAGTTCTTCCACTACCTCGCAAAACGTCTTCGACTGGGTACATCACCTTACGAACATCGCGCTCTACGTCACGATGCACCCTTACTTGAACCTTTATGACCACCGAGCACACGCCGTCGTCGTGTGGCCATACTGCCAGCGCTCCGCCGGCTTCGTGGTGTCGGATGGGGTGAATACCATATACCGACAGGTTCAGTACCCCGGTGGTGTTCTGCCCCTGACGCAAGAGGCCTATTCAGGCACGCCGCGGCTCTATGGCAGCTTCAATCCGTCGACGGGCGAATATACCGTCGGCCGCACCTGGCGCGCCTGGGTGTAGCAGGTCAGGCAAGGGTTTGGTCGGCCAGGTCAGGCAAGGGTCTGGCCGACCAGGTCAGGCAAGGGTCTGGCCGACCAGGTCAGGCGAGGGTTTGGCCGGCCAGGTCAGGCGAGGGTTTGGTCGGCCAGGCCAGGCGTTGGAGCGGGTTGATAGGCCGCTAGATGTTCGTCTTCCCGGCCTTGAACTCGGCGCTGAATTGGTCGATCTCTTTCATCAGGCTATCGAAGTCGAACTCGTCGGTCGAATAGAATCCACTTTCGGTGGTTCCCAGCATCGAGTAGTGGTCAACGTAGTTCACCTTGTTGTTCGCAAGGCGCTTCTTCAATGCTTCTACAAATCTCGAAACGGTGTCAGCCATTTTTTGCTCCGTATCGTCGTGCATGGTGTTCTCCAGGTCAGGCGAGGGTCTGGTCGGCCAGGTCAGGCAAGGGTGCGTGCGCGCTCGCGCGCAGCGTCGGTGAGCCGTTCCCCCTGGAAGTAGACCTGATTTCGCCCGGTGTAGGGTTCGCGGGCTTCAAACAGCTCCACCAGGCCGGCGGCGCGCAAGTCGCGCAAGGCCACCGCGAACAACTGGCCCGCCGCCGCGATGCCGCGTGATACGTTGATCAATCCCATGTCGCCCGCGAATTGAGCCACCAGGCGCAGGGCTTCGTCGTTTTTTGTTTCGTCGTGCATGGTGTTCTCCATGTCAGGCGTTGGAGCGGGTTGATGGGCCGTTATACGACGCGCAGACCACGCCGAAAGCCACGCCATCGGCGGCCTCTCCAAGATAGCAGACGGTCAGCTCCTGTGGCGCCGCCCACTGTTCCAGCATCCATGGCGTCCAATCGTCGATTTCATCGCCCGCTTTAAACTCGGGGTGGATGCGCCTGGCCGTTTCATCGTCCGGGGCCGCAACGACGGCCGAATCGTAGCTGTCGAAGCCGTCGTTCGAGGATTGAGATAGCAGATAGAGGTTCACGGTGGGCTCCTGTGTGTGGTCGGGCAAGGGTCCAGGTCAGGCGCCATCTTTGGCATGCGCGGCGCTCACTGCGTGCCAGTAGCGCTCGACGGCATCCACCAGCGCCACCTCCTGGGGGTAGCTAAGCCCGGCCAGTTTGGACAGCAGCGTCCCGCCATCGACCCCGTGGGAATCTGCGAGGCCGTCCTCGAGGGCGTCCGATACCTCCAGCGCCGGACCGCCAGCCACCATGGCGGCCGGTTCGGCATGCCAGCCTCCCAGGGCATCGCGGATTGCGTCCAGCTCGGACGCGGTGAACTGCTCCTCGATGCGCTCGCGCTCGATCAGCTCGACATAGCGCCCGATGGCTCGATTGATGGTCCCGGAGACCGACCCGCGCGCATTGCAGGCGTCCAGGGTCTCGGGGGTGAGGTGGGCTGTGATTTTGGGCATGGTGTGCTCCTGTGGTTGAGGTCAGGCAGGGGTGTCGACGTCGACACCCCGTCGGGTGATCGTGATGACTATGGGCGCGGCTGGTGGCGGTGGATCAGGTGGCGCGGCACGAAGCTGCACGCCAGGCCGTCGCCGTCTGGCCCGCCGTCGTCCCAGATCACCTGGGCCATGCCGTCGGACCGCGTGGCCACGAATCGGCCGCGCCGGCCATCCGTGCGGGTCTCGATTTCGTCCATGGGCTGCAGGGGTTGCGGGTGCGGTGGGTACGGCATGTGGTGCCCGCACGGCACCCACCACAGGGCGCCGGCGTCGTCGTTACCGCCGGTAGCTTCCCAGCATCTGCAGTCGAGATCCACCGCAATGCAACCGGGCATCCAGTGGGCAGGATCGCGCAGCGAGTTCATCCAGCCAGCGTAGGCGCCGCCATAGACCACCACCACCCCGCCATCACGCCCGCGCTCTTCATGCTCCCGTGCGGCGATCTTTCGCGCTGTGGCCAGGTCAGGCAAGGGGGTCGAGGTCAGGCAAGGGTCTGGACACGGCGTGGCCACGAGGTCAGGCGAGGATGCGTCGGTGCGGTAGTCGTCATCCAGATCAGGCAGGCATCCGGCCGGCAGGGTCGAGGCGTCGAGGACGATCTCCTCCACGGTGTCGCCGTCGGTGTCTTCCGGTGCGTGGCTGGTCTCGTCGCGGCGACAGCTCACGTATTGCGCGCCGCCGAAAAGGCGCGGGAAGATCGCGTCGCTGTGCTCGTAGCAGTCGGTCATTCCGTCGAAGCGGCCGAGGCGGTATTTGCCAGTGATCTCGGCCACGTCGGACTCGCTGGGACCATCCGTCCAGCGCACGTCGACGGCTGAGAGCATCGAGCCGCGCGCGACGCGCACCGAGAATTTCACCCCCGGGAACGCGGCGCGCAGCTCGCGCCGGATGTTCGCCGCGGCCAGCTTGGTGCCGGCGCGCCCGGCGGTCTCTGTTTCCAGGTGGGCGTACTGCGCCAGAAGCTGGTCCCGCTGTGCATCTCGCGCCGCGGTGTGAGCCGCATCCCGGACCAACTGTGCGCCCTGATGCATCGCTTCGGCCGCCTTGGTCAGCGCGGCCACGACGGCGTGCGCCAGGCTCTCCGTGTATCCCGGATGCTCGCAGGCATGGTAGTCGTACTCCCGCACCTGCTCGACGATGTCGACCGCGTCCGGCGTGGCATCGCCCATGGCCACCCAGGAGATGGCGTGCGGCGGCGTCGTCTCGTGATAGCGGTGATTCACCGATGCGTAATTCTCGGCGATGAGAGCGTCGACCAGCGCCTGGCAGTCGGACGCATCAGCGCCGCGATACGTCCGGCCCTGATGCTCGATGCGCAGCGTGTAGCCGTGGGCAAAGCTGACCATGGCCAGGATGATTTCGTCGCGGACAATGTAGGCACTCATGATTCTCTCCTTGCGATCTGTGGCCATCGTGGCCATGTCGTCTGAGGTGGTCCGCCAGGTCAGGCGGTGGATCGGTCGATCCATCAGAGCCGCCGCAAGGCAGCGGCTCCAGTTGAGCGGCGAGGTCATGTCACTCCCAAAAAAAGCTCGCGCAGTCATCAATGCCGGCCTTTTCGATCGCGCGAGCTTCGCAAAGCCGGCGGACTTTCGTGGCGAGCTCTAGGTCGTACGACGTCTGCTGTCTGCTAGCCGTCATCCCGGCGAGGCGCGATGTGATGGCCTTGATGGTGTAATGCGTTTCTTCGGCGAAGCCGTCAAACCCTCCGGTGGTAAAGGGTTCAATTTCGACGCTTCCGTATCCTGGGATTCCGATGACTGTCTTTCTCAT